TATTGGATTAACAGGCCCTCAAGGTGAACAAGGCATTCAAGGCATTCAGGGTGAAAAAGGCGATACAGGAGATACAGGCCCTCAAGGACCTATTGGTTTAACTGGTGCACAAGGACCACAAGGAGAGCAGGGTCCACAAGGAATACAAGGCCCACAAGGAATTCAGGGTGAGCAGGGTATTCAAGGACAAGCAGGAGCATCTGTAACTCTTAAGGGAAGTGTTGCTAATACGCAACAGTTACCAACAACAGGTAACACAACTGGTGACTCTTACATTAATCAAGATGATGGAAATCTTTATGTTTGGACAGGAACATCCTGGTATGACGCAGGACAAATAGTTGGACCTGAAGGTCCACAAGGTATTCAAGGAATACAAGGTCCTCAAGGAGAACAGGGTATTCAAGGTGTAAAAGGTGATACTGGAGATACAGGTTTACAAGGACCTCAAGGAATTCAGGGTATACAAGGAGACACTGCAAAACTTTCATATACATTTACACAAGTAATACCAAACTCAAGTCTTTTTGTAGGAAGCGTTATAACAATTCCTAAAGACCCTCTATTTGCTGGTGGTTTATCTGCAAATGTTAAGTTTGCAGCCTATCAACCAGGAACTACAAATCTCTCGCATGTTTTATTTGCAATTATTGTAGGTCAAACAGCAACAACACTAACTTTATCTATTGGAACAGTTTCTGCTAATTTTTCATACGACAATCTCTCTGAATGGGAGATTCATGTTGCAGGTCAAAGAGGAGCAACTGGTCCTACTGGTGCTACAGGTGCTACTGGTGCTACAGGTGCAACTGGTCTACAAGGTGAAACTGGTCCACAAGGACCACAAGGTATTCAAGGTGTTCAAGGACCACAGGGAGAAGTAGGACCACAGGGTGCTACTGGTGCTACTGGTGCTACAGGACCACAGGGACCAGCAGGTGTACAGAATGTTTATGTTCAATCAACTGCACCATCAAACCCACAAACAAATTGGATTTGGATAGTGGTGTAAATGCCATCTAATCTGCATAACAAAATCAATAGTTACCCAATTGAATATGGAATAGAATTCAATGAGCCTTATTCATTACGCCCTACAGTAACTGGAAGTTTGGCTCCAACTTCTACCGCAGACAGATTACTTTTAAGTGGTAATGGCACCCCATCATATGAGGCAACATCTAATCCTCCTGGAGGAGCGGGTAGTTGGAGAATTAATCAAGGTGTATATTCACTTGGAACTAGCATTAGAACTTCAAATACAGCACTGCCTTCTATCAATTCATGGTCAGATGGAGATTTTTCAGCAGGTTGCTGGTTCAGGATAAATGACTTTCCAGATTTCAATGGTGATTATCAAATATGGAGAATGGGTACAAGTAATACATCAGTAGGTTTTGATTTATTTATCAATAACAACAATGGAGTCTATAAACTAAAAGACAATTGGACTTCATCAGGTTTAACATGGGGACCAAATTTAGAATTAAATAAGTGGTATTTTATTGCTTATAGAAAAAGCACAACTGCCAACACCGCTCAACGCTGGTTAAATGGTCAATTACAAACAACTGGTAACAACACTTATACAGGCTCCAGTAACTCCGTTCAATGGGGTAGTTCAGGTTCAATAATTGGAACATACAGTTGGAACTTTTGTAACTGGTATGTAGGAACTTTTAATGGCATAAATGAATCAGCAATTCAAGAAATATATAATGTGGGAAACACAGGTTTGAGAACAGTAAAATATTATGATGGCTCATCTTGGCAAACATCTTCTGCACAAAAAGTATTTAATGGAACATCATGGGTTGATTGGAATGCCAAAAAATATGATGGAACAAATTGGGTAACAATTTAATTGTGGTACAATAGAGTAGTGAGGGTTTTTGTCACCTCTTAAACCTCACTACAACTAAATAGCAAGACTCTGAGTTTTAATGTTGCCATATTCCTTCTCAGGGTCTTGTTTCATTGAAGGGCAGTAATATGAAAAAAATGATTAAGATGATTAAAAATACATCTGAAAAAGAAGCACGAGAAATAGCATTATTTATCAAGATGCCACGAACCATCATCAACAGAAAAACAGGCCAACAGACCTATAGGTCATGACTGGTCAGACCACCTTTATAGGGCTACTTGCAGACCCTCATAAAAACTGGTATAATTGTGATATAGGCCACACAGCCACAGGGATTTAGTTACCCACACATAGGCACACAGTAGGCACAAGCAGTAACTCTATTGGAACCAATGCTCCTTCCCATGAGGGGGTACTGGAAAAAGGTTTCTTATCCAAAGGCGTTCTCCCTAACCAATAGTTTTAAGAATTATGAATTGAGTTGCTCCATTAAGACTCACTTAAGCACTTGTAGTTGTGTCACCACGAGAATTACAAGTTCATGGTTTGTAAGAAGTTACAAAGTGTTCCCAGTGGGGAGAGAAATCTTCAAAGGGGAATTAGCGGGGAATAGAAGTAAAGCATCTATCTCTTATATATATATAAATATATATAACTAATTCTCTCCAGGACATGGCTTAAGGCCTTTACATGCAATAAAGATTTAAAAAGGAGAGTTATGAGTAAAAGAGGTAGACCAAAGGTTGAGAAACCTTTTGAAGCATTATTGGCTGAAGACCTTTTGTTTGAATCACAAAAGAAACCCTTCAACCATGTTGGGTATGCATTACACAAAGATGTAATTAAGAGAGAAAGATTGGAAAAAGGTTTGAAGCAATTACACGAAATTGCATTCAATGAAAGACTGCCAGATAGCACAGCAAAGGCTCTGGCAATTAAATTAGGAGGCAACATATGAAAGAAATAAAACTCTTCATAGATTTAGTGCGACTTAACCGCAGACATAAGCGTATGAAGAAAGACTTACAAAGAATCGGAAATAAGATTCAACTAATAGAAAATCTCATGGTGGAACATGGAATCGTCCAGAAACCTTTCTGATTGGGATTTAGACTTTAGGCGGGGACTCAAAGGTGAAAACCTCCTTGCAGACATAATAGAAACATCTGAAGTTAAGACAGATTACAAATGGCAAGACACATTCAACCTCTATGTAGAGTATGAATGCTGGTATGTAAATGACAACAAGTGGAAACCAAGTGGCATAGAAGTTACAAAGGCTAAATATTTGACATGGGTCATACCAATAAGAGATAAGCAGGAAATTGTCTTATCAATACCAACATCCTTAGTAAAAAAACTGTGTGTAGGTGCTCCAAAGGCTTCTATGCATAACTCTGAGAATCCTTCTAAGGGGTATCTAATAAAGGTTTCTCAAATCATGGATGCAGTTTGTGAAGAAGCAAAAAAGGGCAGGAAGACCGCCTAAAAACGATTGGCCTGATACTCCCTGGTATTGGATGGCAAAGTACAAACATACTGAAAGGCCAAAGCCTTGTAGTAGATGTGGACAGAATGCCTATTACTACTACCAGGAGTATTTGTGTGCCCCTCATTTGCTTGATTTATGCAATCTTGGGGAGGTTCATTGGAAATGGGACGAATATCCAGAGGTATGGGCAAGGACAGAGATGCTCCTGAGAAGGCCTCAAAAATCTACTGGTGCAAAGAATGCGAAAAAGCAGGGGTAGATGAGAAATGTTGCGAATTAGCAACAGTAATAGGTTGGGTTGAAAATGGGTAGACCATATGACACTGCTGAATACAGGCGGAATAGAAAGATAATATTAGAACAATCTAATTACATATGTCATTACTGCACAGGACCTGCTACTACAGCAGACCATATTGTTCCTGTATCTCAAGGCGGTACAAATGAATTATCTAATCTATTACCAGCATGTCATAACTGTAATAGCACAAGACAAGATAGAGACAGAGTAAGACTGAGATACTTCAATAGAAGGTATGGGCTATGAATCTAATATCCCGCCCCCATCAGACTATAAAATATACAAACCAAATAATGAAAAACCATATATCCACGATATGGGGCAAATATGGTTTGTTAGATAAATGGTTTGGGGTTTTTTTATATATCTACAGACAACCCCGCCCCCAATGTCAATAAACAAACAGGAGATAATTAGTGAAATGAGAACAGGAATGAGCCAGGGACCAAGAAAGCCAAGATTAATAAAGGGAGATGGAGAGCCTTTATTATTAGATTTTTCTTTGGAGGAAGCAGTAAAGAAATCTCTCCAAGCAGCAACATGGTTAGAAGAGGCAGATATAGGTGCAGCAGTACAGGCAGTCCAATTAGCACAGACTATGGATTCCATGCCTGATAGAAGGCACCAAATAGCACCCATTTTCATTGGGTTATTAGCCAATTTAGGTCTATTAAATAACAGAGAAGCAGATAAGACCCTAACACCACAGGAGATGTTGCAGCAGATTGCTATGGGGTAGAGATGGACTGGATACCTACCCACTTCACACAACCTTTGTCAGAAGATTTTATTTCTGATGGTCAGAAGTTAATAAATATCTCAGAGGCTATTTGGAAACTGCCTGAGAAACATAATGAGATTTTAAAATTAACAGATTGGCAGAAATGGTTAATTCAACATGTCTTAGAGAGATATCCAGATGACCATGAGAACCCAAATTTGGCGGGTAGGCTGCGTTATAAGCAAGTTTGTATATCTATGCCCAGAAAGAATGGAAAGTCTCTCATAGGGGCCTTATTTGCCTTATATGGGATGCTTCTACATGAACCTGCACCAGAAGTAATATCAGTTGCAGCATCTTCAGACCAGGCCAAGATTGTTTATAGAAGATTATTACATCAAACAAATACATCACCAATATTAAAATCTTTATTTAGTAGGTCTACAGAACATAGGGGTCTATGGACTGCAGATGGCACTGGTGTTTATAAAGTTATTGCATCTAAGGCATCTACTGCTCAGGGTTTACATCCATCCCTTGTTGTATTTGATGAGTTGCATGTGGCTGATTCAGATGTGTGGACTGCTATGGCTTTGGGTAGTGGTACAAGACCAGATGGAATTGTTATTGGAATTACCACTGCAGGAGATGACACTTCAGAATTATTGAAAGATTTATATAAGCGAGGGGCACAGGCTGTAGATGGGGAACCTGAATTAGAAAGATTTGGATTTTTCTGTTGGGAGGCTCCCATTGGCTGTGAAGTATTAGATGAAGATGCTGTAAGGCGTAGTAATCCCAATTTGGCCTCTGGAATATTGTCCTGGGAGTCAGTAAAAAACGAATTAGCAACCATGCCAGAGGCAGATGCTCGTAGATATCGCTTAAATCAATTCGTTTCTTCAATGAATGCATGGCTTCCTGTAGGTGCTTGGCAGCAATTACCACATGGAAAACCATCAAATCCCAAGATATTTGCAGTGGATAGAACCCCTGGTTGGGACCATGCATCCATAGTTGCAGCCTGTTTAGAGGAGGGGGACAAAGTATCTACAGAACTTGTAGCCTCATTTAATAATACAAATATTGATGAATTACTCCAGGCTTGTATCAAATTAAACAAATATGGTGCCCCATTTATTGTTGACTCTTATATAAATCAAGATTTGGCACATGCATTAAGACAACGAGGAATTAGAGTCCATATGGCATCTCATAAGGATTTAATCAGTGCCTCAAATAACGCATATCGTAGAATTATGCGTAAGACACTAATTCATCCAAAAGATGAAATAGTTTCGCTGCAAATGCAGAGGGCAGTGCGTAAAAATGTTGGAGAATCTTGGAAGATTACTCGTAAAGATTCAGGAACTGACATTGATGCAGCGATAGCAACAGTATTAGCCATTTGGTTTGTGGATACACAAAAGGCCCCAGAGCAGATGGTGTTTTAGGAGCAGACATGGGATTTAGAGACAGATTAGTTGAAAGATTAGGTTATACACTTGATGTAGTTGAGCCATTTGTCCCTTCCACAGATAATCGTGCATTACAAATACCAGCAAGAAGCCAATCCATCATTAATGAGGATAAGGCACTTCAATTAATTCCTGTTTCAAGATGTATATCTGTTTTAGAGACAGCAATTGCACAGATACCAGTAGAAGTATTTAGAGACATTGAGAAAATCACCACACCAGGATGGTTAGAACTACCTGATGTAAAAAACAACATTAATCAATCAGAATTTATAGGCCAAACAGTAGTTTCAATGGCCCTTTATGGAAATGCCTTCTGGTACATAACCAGGGGACCAAGAGGAATTAACAATGTTGAGTTAATCCCTGCAGGAAATGTAAATATAGAAAAGCAAGATGATGGTAGTTATGAATATTATGTAAATGGTATTAAGACTCCAGGGGACCGCATTAAACACTTGCGTTTATGGCAGATTCCAGGAGATATCTTGGGATATGGCCCTCTACAACGCCATAAATCCATCATTCAAGCGGCATTAGACCTACAAGCATATGCAGATAACTGGTTTAGACAGTCTGCAGTACCAACAGGCACATTAACAACCACAGAGTTTCTATCTCCTGAAGTTGCATTGGCTAATAAACAAGCCTTTGTTGAATCTCAGGTGAATAGAAGTGTTGCTGTGCTCTCTTCAGGACTCTCCTATGAAGCAATAACGCTCAATCCTGAAGAGGCTCAGTTCTTAGAGAATCAGAAATTTGTTACAAGACAAATTGCCACAATGTTTGGGGTACCAAGCATGTATCTATCTCTATCAGTAGAAGGTTCTGGTCTTACTTACACAAATGGTAATGAGGACAGAAAGAAACTCTATGAAGATGGACTACAGCAATACATTATTAGAATCCAAGAAGCAATCACTGACCTATTACCACGAGGACAGAAGGCAGCATTTAATATGACTGAGTTCTTGAAGCCAAATACTTCAATGAGATATCAGGCCTATCAAGTAGCGATTAACTCTGGATTTATGACAATTGATGAAGTGCGTGAATTGGAAGGTTTGCCAAAGATTCAAATGCCAGAGCCTGTTCAACCACAGGAACAACCAGTCTCACCAGATGAGAATGTGGAACAACCTGTAATTTAAAATAGGTAAATAGGGAGAAAACTAAATATGGAAAAAAGAAGTTTTGAGATTAGAGAGGCAGACTACGACAAGCGAGAAGTTGTAGGTAGAGCAGTTCCTTACAATGAAGTAATTGATATTGGCGGGGGCTATCAAGAAGAATTTTCATCTGGGGCAGTAGATTTAACAGCAGATGTAAAACTTTTCAGGGACCACAAAGAAGTAATTGGTAAGGTCCAAGAATTAGAAGACCGCAAAGATGGTCTATGGGTCAGAGCAAAAATAAGCAAGACCCAATTAGGTGACGAAACCCTTGAACTTGTAAAAGATGGGGGCATTCGTTCATTCTCAGTAGGTTTCATCCCAGTAGTGGATGAGAAGCAGGATAGAAAAATAATTCGTAAGAAAGTTGACCTAAAAGAAGTCTCGTTAGTCGCTTTCCCTGCTTATGAAAATGCTTCAGTCGTAGAAGTACGAGAAGAAGTAAATCAGGAGGAGAAATCCATGGATAACACAAACACAGATGCCTCCACTCAGATTGCAGAAGTTCGTTCATTTGCAGAAGAACTTGAAAGAAAGATTGAAGTTCTTTCAACAGCAAAAGTAGAAACTCCTGCTTCTCCACAGTTCCGTTCCTTTGGCGAATTCGCTAAGGCCGTTGCTGCTGGTGATGAGAAGGCAATCAAACTCCATCGTGACTTTACAGGTGGAAAATTAGCAGACAGCATTGTAAACAATGTTTGGGTCAAGACAACAATAGATATTCTTGACAAGGGTCGTCCAACCTTTGCTGCATTCAATACTCAGGCACTACCTGCAGAAGGTATGAATGTTGAGTATGTAGTTTTGGATACAGATACAACTGCAGTTGATGAGCAAGAGGCTGAAGGCGATACACTCGCATTTGGTAAAATTACTCTTGACAGTGCAACAGCACCAGTAAAGACAATTGGTGGTTACACCTCTATGTCTCGTCAGGTAATGGACCGCTCATCTGTTGCTTATGTAGATGCAGTATTTCGTGCACTTGCTATCAAGTACGCATCAAAGACCAACAACATGGTCAAGGCAGTACTTGCAGCAAACGCAGCAAACCTCAACACAGGTTCAGTTGCAGCAAACAACTTTGAAGGTTGGGTAGAAGCAATTGCAACCGCATCTTCAGATTCATTCAATGAGACAGGACTTGTTCCAGATTTCATGCTTGTTTCTTCAGATGCATTCATTGAGATTGCAAAGATTAAGAATGGGGATGCCCCACTTCTTGCAGGTAACAATATCCCTGCAAACATTGGTTCTTTGAACCCAGTTGGTCTATCAGGTCAACTATATGGTCTACCACTTGTAGTGGACCCATCACTTGCTAACGGAACAGTTTATGTTGCTAACCGCAGTGCATTGGTTAACTACGAATCAGCAGGTGCACCATTCAGATTGTCTCAGGATGAAATCACCAATCTAACTTCTGACTTCTCAGTCTGGGGTTACTTGGCATCAACACTTCCAACTCCAAAGGCAATTACCAAGTTGACACTTGCATAATTAAATAGGAGTAACTGATATGAACTGGGAAGACTTAAAGGGTTATGTAGGTGCGATAGAAGCAGATGATGCTTTTGTACAGGAATGCTGGGATACAGCAGAGGATTTGATTGCTTCATATATTCGTAGCACAAAGATTCCTGCTCAAGTATTAAAGCGTTGCTACCTGGAAGTTGGCTCAGAGTTGTATCACCGCAGGAACGCACCAATGGGTATTAGTCAGTATGCAAGTTACGATGGAGCACCAATTCGTATTGCAAGGGACCCACTCATTGGTGTGTATCCGCTTCTAAATCGTTACATGGTGAGATTTGCATGATTCAAAATGCATTGGACACTCTTGTAGTTAAGTTAAATGAAATTGAAGGTATTGGAGTTGTTTATTCAGTACCACCAGCAAGACCACAGATTCCTTCTGTGCTTGTAGAACCTAATAATAGTTGGGTTTCTGTAAGACCAGATGAGTATGAGGCAAGTTGGGGGAGTAATTGGAGATTAACTGTAATGGTTAAGCCCCAAGATAATTCATTAGAAATGACAAATTTAATTGCAACAGTTGATTCAATCGCAACAGGCTTATGGGAATACGAAGATGTAACAAATATAACTGTTGATAAGCCATTCATTATAGATGTGAATGGTGCAGCAGTTTTAAGTACATATATGAATATTGAAATAGACATGCAAGGAGGAAACTAATATGTCAAGACTAAAGGGTAAAACCATTAAGTTTGAAGTTGACAATGTTGAATTCTCTGGAAGCGTCAAGAATGTAACCTTTACTTCAGAAGTTGGAGAAATGGGATTCGGAAATTACGAAGACAGCCTTGAATATCGTTGCCAGATTGAAGGTTTCCAGGACTACAGTGCAAACAGCCTATGGTCCAAGTTGTTTGATAATCCAGGTACAACAGTATCTTTGGAGTTCACACCACATGGAAATGCAACACCAACAACTTCACAACCAAAATTCACAGCATCAGGATATGCGGAAGTAATTCCAACTCTTGGTGGTACCGCAGGTGAGTACTTTGTTTATGACTTGACCATCATTCTTGATGGAAAGCCAAGCAAGGTAACTGCTTAGTAGGTGTTAGGCAGTGGCTCAATTTACAGTCAAAGTAAAAGGCGTTAATGAAGTAGTCAGGTCCTTCAAACAATATGAAGGTGCCATTGATGATTTAAAGAATGCCAATGCAAATATTGGTGCGAAAGTATCTAATACAGCAAGAGCCACTGCCCCAATACTTTCAGGAAGATTAGCAGGAACCATTAGACCTAATCGTGCTTCAGCGAGAGTGCAGATTAAGGCTGGTGGAGCATCAGTTCCTTATGCAGGTGTCATTGAATATGGATGGCCTGAAAGAGGAATACAAGCACAACCTTTCTTGAGAAGGGCTGCTTGGGAAAACAGAGAATACACAAAAGAGCAGTACACACAGAATTTGATGGACCTATCAAGAAAATACATTGGAGGCAGTAACAGATGATACAAAACTTGAAGATGAAGGAACTTGCAGAGATTGAATCTCTATCAGGTTTCAATATGGATGAGTGGGAAACCTGTCCAAAGGTAAAACTCACAATGGCTATTACTTATGTTTTAGCAAAGAAAGACAAACCAGATTTAACTTGGGAAGAAGTAGAAAACATGACCCTTGATGAGATGCAAGGAATCATTGGAGAAGAAGTCCCAAAAGTGAAAGTCTCTTAGAACTAATGGGTGATTTCTGTGCAGTCACAGGATATACACCACAGCAGTTTTGGGAGATGGAAAGACAAGAAGTGGAATACATAGCGAGGGGGTTGAGGAAGAAGAATGGCTAATACAATAACGATTGATATTCTTGCCAATACCAGAGGGCTGGTTAATGGTGTTAATGAAACCAATAATCAACTTGGTAAACTCAACAATTCCGCTAACAGCATTATTGCAGGGTTCAAAAGATTAGGCGCAGCAATAGGTTTAACTGTTGGTGTCAATGAAATAAAGAATGCCATTAAGGACCTTGCTGCTGAAGAGAAGACATTTGCTGCACTTGAAGAACTCTATGGAGCAGACTTCAAAGCGATATCAGACAAGATTGGAAACCTCTCTAAAATATTTTATGTAGATGATGGAGATATTGCTGCACTTGTATTGAAACTTAGAGGCTCCTTAAAAGCAGAACTTGACCCATTAGCAGATGAATTTGCAGAGGCTGCAATTGTTTTATCCAAACTAACCAACAAGCCATTAGAAGAGATAAGTGCCAAACTTGTTAAGGCTCTCAAGGATGGAAAACTAACTGTCACAGAGATTCAAGGCTTAGGAATTGAACTATCAAAAGAGCAACAGAAGGCCTTTGATGAAGCACAGAAATCTGGCAAGGGACTTGAATATCTACTTAGCATTATTTTAAGTGAAGAGAATTTAGAGAAGGCAAAAAGATTAACCACACCATGGGAAAAACTATCTTGGACCATGAATGAATTAAAAGAGAAGGCTGTTCAACCATTATTAAGAGCCTTTGAGAAGATGTTTGATTTCTTCACAGATGAAGATGAAAATGGAATTGTAAAGGTAAATGACAACTTCCTCATCATGAGGGACTTGATGATAACGATTGGTACTGCTGTAGCAGCAGCCAAGATAATTGGATTCTTACAAGGATGGGCAAAAGCAAACGCAGGACTAACAATTACTCAGGTCGCACTAAATATTGCTATGAGGGCTAATCCAATAGGTTTGATAATTACTGCATTAACAATTCTGGTTGGAATCATAATTATTGTTGTACGCAAATGGGATGAGATTAGAGCAGCATTTGGCAAGGTAGCAGAGGTTGTAGGTGGCGTGGTAACAAAGTTTATAGGTGGTCTGAAGACCCTATTTGGCAAGGTAGTTGAAGAAGTAAAAACATGGCCAGGAAGAATCTATCAATCAGGTAAAGACCTAATCATGGGTATTTGGAATGGTATTAGAGATATGGGCCAATGGATTAAAGACAAGATAAGTGGCTTCTTTAAGAATAATGTTTTGGGAACTGTAAAGAAATTGTTTGGAATTGGTTCTCCATCCAAAGTCTTTGCAGGGTATGGAAAGAACTTAATGCAAGGATTATCAATTGGTATAAACAGAAATTCAGGCTTGGCTATGAGTGCCTTAAATGGTCTTGATATTCAGCCATCATTTGCAATTGCAGGTTCCTCAAGGGGCAGTGTAGTAAACAATGTAACCATTAACGCTGGTGTTGGTACTGACCCATATGAACTTGGCAGAGTCGTTTCTGCTGCATTGGATAAGTACGCAGGTGTTAATGGACGATGATTCAAGACGAATTTGATATTGAGTTAAGAACAAAGATTGATGGCCTCTTTATCATTGGGGAGAACGCTCCTGGTGATGGAGAAAATGGCGCACCAATTGCTTCAGACTTAGATTTACAAAATGACCTTCAGTACGAATGGGTAGACATAAAGGAAGGCATACTCTCCTTAAGAATTAGAAGAGGTGTGGATTCTTATACAGGTGCCCTTCCATTACCCATTCCTTCTGTAGGTGTAATGAGCGTTAGAACTACAAACAAATCTTTTGACCCTAACTACAACAGATTCATGGAACCCAAAGCAAAGGTGCGTTTACGCAGGGGTACAGAAGTAATATTCCAGGGAAGAATTAATAACCTCTCTGTTGACTATAGAAGCGATAAAGACAAGCCATTAATCACATTTGATGTAATGGACCCCATTTCAGAATTACAACAAGCAACAACAGAGTTAAACAATATACAGACTCATGGAAATCAAACATGGGCAGAGAGAATTGAAACCCTATTTACCAATGCCAAGAAGCAGGACTATCAGATTTGGCAAAGAAATGTAGTTGGTGGGGGCAAGACTAAGCATGGATATTGGAAAGACTCAAAGACATTATGGGAGTCCCTTGTATTGGCTTCAGATACAGAAGGTGCCCTTATTTACTATGACAAAGAGAATGTTCTAAATTGCTATGCATCAGGTGCATTACCAACAGGCACTCTCTTAATGAGTTTTGATAATACTGACTCAACAAAGTTTGGATACAAGAACATAGGAATTGATTACTCAGTTAGCAGCACGATTAATGAAGTACAGGCTAACAATGAGTATGGAGTTTATAAGTCAGAGTGGGACCCAGAGGCAGTTCCAGAAGGTATGTCTGAAGGAGACTTATATGAACCAGGTGCCTTTGTAACAGTAGAAGAAGTAAAGGTTGAGCCTCTTCCTATCAAGCGTAAACAAGCCATGATTAATAGATATGGGACACATGCTTTGAATGCTAAGACAAATTTCAATGTACAGGATGGGGATGACATTTATGTTTCATGGGCCACAGAGATATTAGAGAAGTGGAAAAAGCCAACCCCGCTTGTAAATTCCATTGAGTGGGATGCCAAGAAAGACTTAACAAAAGCGGCATCTGCAGAAATATTAGACAGAGTTAATGTAAAACATTACACACAAAATTTTACCTATGATGAACAGTTAACCATTATTGGGATACAACATGAACTAAATGCTGGTGACAATTCATGGAAGGTAAAATTTATATTATTTCCAAGGAGTAGATTTATATGACAATTAGATATATTGACTTTGCAGATGGACAAGTCCTAACAGCAGAGCAACTCCTTGACCTACAGGACAATGGTGTTATTCAGGTAGATTCCTTTGCAGAACTAACAGGATTATCATCATCAGTTAACGCAGCATATGTAGAAGCAGACAGTGCTTTTTACATTAAGAAGTCTGATGGGTCATGGGGTTCTGTAGGTGGTCTTGCTGTAGTACAAGCAGCAGCACCAACTGCACCACAAGTAGGACAGATTTGGTTTGATACAGATGCTGTATTACC